ATGTGAAAGCTGCGCTCGTGGAGGCAGTGCCAGATGTTGATGCTGATCTCCCTTTTGTAAAGACAATAAATGTTGACCACACTCAATCAAGCATCACTCTTTGCTATGATAATTTTGAAAGCTTGGATAATGAGCAGGACCTCATCACAAGAAATGATGTAAGACACCCTGCTTTCATTGAAAGGGACATAGAGCTTGAGGTGATTGATGGCCAGTGACACTCCCAAAGTCAGACACAATCCTATCAGACCTTTTGACTATGGGACCCTTATTGATGATGCTGCCACTTTTTATGTCAACAATAAAGTTTATGAGGGATTTCTCAATATAAGGCTCTCAAGAAATTTAATGAGCTTGACTGGTACTTTTGAGATCACATTGACAGACAAGCTTGAGGTTGGACAGGATGATTTTGACATCAAGCCTGGAGACCGCATCCATTGTCATCTTGGCAAAAATGCACTTTATGAGGGATATGTTGACCGACTATCAATCAGCTTTACATCAAGCTCAAGAAATCTCACCATATCTGGACGTGATAAAACTGCAGATCTGATTGATTGCTCAGTTATTGGCAGCACAGAGTACAACAATATGGACTTTATTGGCATTGCAACTGAGCTCTTAAGGCCTTTTGGAATAAAAGTCTTAAGCAATACAAGCGTTGGCAAAAAATTTACAAAATTTTCCATAAAACAAGGCGAGACAGTTTTTGAGGCACTCAATAGAGCTGCAAAAGAGCGTCAATTGATCCTTTTAAGCTCTGCCCATGGCAACTTGCTTATTGAGAAAAAAGGGCAAACCAGAGCATCCTCAGAGCTCATTGAGGGTGTAAATGTGCTGGCAGCAGGTGTTGAGTTTGATAACTCAGAGAGGTTTTCTGAGTATCATGTCAAGGGGCAGCAACCTGGGATCTTGGGTGATGCCAATGATGCAGTTGGGTCAAAAGGCGTTGCTTATGATAAAGGAATTTTCAGACACAGACCAACTCTTATCTTAGCTGAAAACTCAGTTGACAATGATGGTGCAACAAAAAGAGCTCAATGGGAGGCAACCTTTAGAGCTGCAAAAGGTATGAGAATAAGCTGCATGGTGCAAGGGTGGAGGCAAAAAGATGGATCTCTTTGGGCCACCAATCAAATTGTGCATCTTGATTGCAGATCAATTGGAATAAAAGCAGATATGTTGATCTCCAAAGTCAAGTTTGATCAATCTAGCAATGGACGCAGGGTTGAGTTAGAATTGATAAGAAAGGACGCTTTTGAGTTTAAGGCAGAGATAAAAAAAGAGGATGACCCACTTGATCTTGTGGGATGGATAAAACAAAGATGAGACACAGTGAGATCTTAAGAATATTGAGCAATGCAATAGCACCACTTAAAAGACAAGTCCAACTGATGATTGGGAGAGCAATTATCACTACAATAAATGACTCACCAGGGATACAGCAGGTAAATCTCAAAATTTATGCTGATGATGTCAAAGATAAGACAGAGCTTTTCTCCCAATTTGGCTTTGTATCAAGTCCCCCGCCTGGGACAGAGTGCATCATGCTGTCAGTTGGTGGCAATCGAGATCATGGTGTTGTCATTGCCACCGAGCACAGAGATTTAAGGCTTAAAGGTCTGGCCTCAGGCGACTCTGCACAGTACAATAAAAATGGAAAGTATATCATGCTCAAGGGAGATAATTGTGAGATGTTGCTCAGTAAGCTAAAGATCAACAATGCGTCTCACGAGCTTATGGCAGTCCTTTATGAGTTTATGGATGAGGTATCAAAAGGGAAAGTGACCACAGCAATTGGTCCACAAACCTGGGACCCTGCAACCAAAACAATATTGGACAATGTAAAGGCCAAGGCACTTACTTTTAAGGTTTAATTTATGGCATTAGATAAAACAGTTATGGCCCAATCAATTATTGACAATATAAAAGCTGTCAATCCAGATATTGGTGCATCACAAGAGGCAGTGCTTGTCACTTACTGGGAGCCAATCTGCCAAGGGATAATTGATCATTTTAAAAATAGCGGTGTAGTTTTACCAGGCACTTTCTTAGATAGTTTAAGTGCCCCAATCACAGGACAGGGGACAATAAATTGAGTGATATTGCACTTTTTATCAACAATAATGTTTTTGATCTTTCAATTGAAAATGGAGACCTTGCAGCTGATGATGGCCTTGAGACTGCAGTTGCAATATCTCTTTTTACCGACAAAAGGGTGACAGATGAGGAGCTCCCAACTCTTGAGACAAACAAAAGAGGGTGGTGGGGTGATATTTTCTCAGATGTTGACCAGGACCAAATAGGATCGAGACTTTGGACAATCTCAAGAGAAAAAAGAGTCACTGAGACTCTTAGGAGATCAGAGGATCTTGCGAGAGAGGCATTGCAATGGATGCTTGAGGATGACATTGCAGACAGCATAAGTGTAGTATCTGAGTATGACTCAAACAATTTTTTGATCATCAATGTTGACATCAAAAGACCAAATGAGGATGAGGTCACTAGATACTCAGTGCTTTGGGATCAGCAAGAAATTAGGAGAGCAGCATAAATGAGCTTTACAAGACCAACGATTGACCAGCTTATTGATCGAATAAAAACAGACATAAAAGATGGGCTTAGTCTTACAACCGTATTGAGACGCTCTTTTGTTGGTGTTATTGCAAGAGCACTTGCAGGTGCATCACATCTTGTGCTTGGGTATCTTGACTGGATCAAGGATCAAGCTTTCCCTGACACAGCAGAAAAGGAATATCTTGAGAGATGGTCCCAGATATGGGGTGTTTTAAGAAAAGAGGCGACTTTTGCCGAGATCACAGTGTTGATCACTGGAAATGAGGGAGGGGTTGTCCCAATCAATACAATTTTCCAAAGATCAGATGGTGTCCAATACTATCTAAAAGCAGAGGTGACAATCCCACTTGCAGGATCAATTGCAGGTACAGTTGTTGCTGTGAGCTCTGGATCTTTATCCAACCTTGCAGTTGACGATGTTATCTCACTCTTATCACCAATTGCAGATGTTGACAGTGATGCAACTGTGACTGCAGTTGCAATTGTTGCAGAGGACACAGAGAGTGACGATGCCTTTAGAGCAAGACTTATTGACAGGATACAGCTCCCACCACTTGGGGGGTCTGCCAATGACTATATCCAATGGGCCCTATCAATTGCTGGTGTCACCAGAGCATGGGTCTTGCCACTTTACACAGGTGCTGGGACAGTAGGTGTGAGCTTTGTCACAGATGACAGTGATCCAATTATCCCGACAGGTGCAAAAGTGACTGAGGTTGATGACTATATACAAGAGGTAAAGCCAGTGACTGCAATTGTGACAACTTTTGCACCAGTGGCAGCACCAATGACAATTGACATTGATATCAAGCCAAATACTGCAGCAGTGCAGGCAGCTGTGACTGCAGAGCTTGAGGATATACTTAAAAGAGACGCATCCCTTGCAGGCGCTTATAAGACACCATCAACAACTTATGATGGGTCAATTTTATTGAGTAAAATAAATCAAGCAGTAAGTCTTGCAGTTGGGATTGAGGATCATGTGATCAACACAATCAACGGTGTAGCACCAGCAAACGTGGTGCCAAGCACTGGTGAGCTTGTAACCCTTGGGACGATAACATGGCACACTCTGGCTTAAATAAATACAAAGATCTATTAAGGGGTCTTTTGCCAAAAGGATGGGCATGGGAAGCGAAAGGCAACCCTGAGTCTGTTTTTTACAAGCTTATTGAGTCACTGGCCAATGAGTTTGCAAGACTTGATGAGAGGGGAGATCAGTTTATCAATGATCTTTACCCCGACAATACCTTGCTCATGCTTGAGGATTGGGAAAGATTGCTTGGCCTACCAGATGAGTGTGACCCTGGCACAGCAACAACAATACAAGAAAGACGCAACCGCATTATCCAACTGCTCACCACAAGAGGTGGTCAAAATAAAGATTTTTTCAAGACTTTAGCTGCCAACTTTGGGTATGATATCGGAGTTATTGATGTAAGTGACCAACCTCCATTTAGGGCAGGGCAGGGACGTGCAGGTGACAGACTCACCAATGGCACATGGAGATATGCTTTTGTTGTAACTGCACCAGCTGACTCAGTTGTGCGCTTTAGAGCTGGCCAAAGTCGTGCAGGTGACAGGTTGCTTGTGGTGCAAAATGATACACTTGAGTGCTTACTCAATAAATACAAACCAGCTCACTCAATAGTGCTTTTTAGCTTTGGGACTTTTTAGGAGGATATAATGTTTAGAATTGATAGCGAGGGTGCAACGGTCGGCAATCTCTTCACAGAGGGTAACCCTGCCACTGCAGTGCCAGCAACCGTTGTGAGTGCAGATTGGCTCAATGAGGTACAAGAGGAGATTGCCTTACCAGTGACAGAGATGGGCATTGCTCTTGTAAAAGGTAGTCAAAATCAGCTTTATGCAGCTTTGATTGAGATGTTTTTAAGAGGTGGGAGAAAGACACCAATAATACAAGCACTTTCAAACAACTCTGGACCCCTAGATGTGGTTGGCTTTGAGTTTGACTCTGCCAATATTGTGGCAAAAGTTGCAGACTTTTACATTGAAAGAAAAACAGACACTCAAAATGTGCAAGAGGTTGGACAGATCATTGTAAGATGGGACTCTGCAGACTCTGCATGGGACATATCAGCACCATCATCTTTTGATGATGCAGGAGTGACTTTTAGCACAGTGGTTGAGTCTGGCACCAATTTTAAACTCCAGTACACAACCAATGACTTGACTGGGACAACCTACTCTGGGACACTCAAGATCAGCAACATAAGAGAAATAAGAAACGCTTAAGGGGGACATAGTGAAAAATATTATTTTACTTTTTTTCTGTATCATCAGCTTAATTGCTATTGATGCAAAAGCAGCAAAGATCACTGAGGATACACTGCTACTTGGAAAGCCTGGCTCCTCAGCAGATAAAACCATCAGACTTGGCTCCAATAGATATATCAGATCCAATGAGACAAGTGGTGTGCTTGAATTTTCAAACGATGGTGCATTTTACAAGCAGATTGGATCAGGATCTGGAGGATCTGGGAGCTTTCTATCAGAGGACTTTGAGGCATCAGTCAGTGTTGTATCAGGTAACGCAGCAACACCAGATATTGCTGGGACAGGCACTCTCAATGGGACAATTGCTGATGAGACAGTGGCACCAATCTCAAAAACTCAATCAAAAAAATACACAATGGGAGCAACATCAACCAATGATTTTTGGCATCACGGATCAATATCACTGGACCCAAAGCAAGCTGCCAATGCAGATGTTGGTATCAATTTTTATTATACTTACAACGGTAACGATGGGGACATCAAGCTTATTATCATGGACAACACTGGAGCAATTTTAAGTGATGACCTTGATGCAATAAAAGCCGCAACTGACTCAACACTTTTCTCAACATCTGTCCATGTAGCAAGTGGCACAACCGCTCTATACTACGGATTTCAAGTTGTAGCAGGTAACAGTGGTAAAGTTTTTGTTTATGATGATTTTGAGGGGACGACAAGCCCATATAAATATAAAAATATTATC